GAGACAGTAGACCGTTACATGGGTAACGTTGTAGGCTATGACATTGATCATAAGGTGTATAATGAGATAAGAGAATCTATACTTAGCTTAGAGGTTATGCCTTCTATGCGAGCCTTAATGACTGCAGGAAAAGCCCTTGAGAGAGATAACACTGCAGGGTATAACTGTAGTTATCTACCCGTAGATGACCCTAAGTCCTTCGATGAGGCTATGTTTATCTTGCTCTGTGGTACTGGTGTCGGCTTCAGTGTTGAACGTCAGTTCATCTCTAAGCTTCCAGAGGTTCCAGAACTCTTCGATAGTGATACTACCATTGTGGTAAAGGACAGTAAGGAAGGGTGGGCTAAGGCGTTTAGACAAGTATTAGCTCTCTTGTGGGCAGGTGAGATTCCTAAGTGGGATGTATCTAAAGTTCGTCCTGCAGGTGCTAGACTTAAAACCTTTGGTGGTAGAGCATCAGGTCCATCACCATTAGTTGACTTATTCAACTTCTCAATTAATATTTTTAAGGAGGCACAAGGACGTAAGTTGTCATCAATTGAGTGTCACGATCTAATGTGTAAGATTGGTGAGGTTGTAGTTGTCGGTGGTGTTAGAAGATCTGCAATGATAAGTTTATCTAACTTGTCAGATGACAGAATGCGTCATGCTAAATCAGGCAACTGGTGGGACAACAATCCACAAAGAGCTTTAGCAAATAACTCTGTTTCTTATACAGAGAAACCAGACAGTGTATCATTCATGAGAGAATGGATGGCACTGGTAGAATCAGGAAGTGGAGAACGTGGTGTATTTAACAGGGAAGCATCTAAAAAACAAGCTGCAAAAAATGGTAGACGTGATCCTGATTTTGAGTTCGGAACTAATCCTTGTAGTGAGATTATCTTACGCCCATACCAGTTCTGCAATCTTACAGAAGTTGTGGTACGTGCCACTGACACGATTGAAGACTTGGAAAGAAAGATCAGATGTGCCACAATACTTGGGACGATCCAAAGCACGTACACCCAGTTCCCATATCTGCGAAAGGTGTGGCAGCGAAATACAGAAGAAGAACGATTGCTCGGTGTGTCTCTCACAGGGATAATGGACAATCAACTATTAACAATTAAAAACAAAGGATTGGAGAAGACTCTTGAACACTTACGAGAAGTGGCTGTTCGTACTAATGCTGATTGGGCTGACCGCCTTGGCATTTCACAATCAACAGCAATTACCTGCGTAAAACCTAGCGGTACAGTTTCACAACTTGTGGACTCTGCATCAGGTATACACCCAAGGCATTCACCACATTACATAAGAACTGTAAGAGGTGATAACAAAGATCCACTAACACAGTTTATGAAAGATCAGGGTATTCCAAGTGAAGCTGATTTCATGAAGCCAGATCAAACAACTGTGTTTTCATTTCCAGTTAAAGCTCCTCAAGGAGCAATAGTCACTGACAATGTCTCAGCTATTCAACAACTAAATACATGGTTGATGTATCAAAGACATTGGTGTGAGCATAAGCCAAGTGTAACAATTAATGTAAGAAAGGATGAATGGTTTGAAGTAGGTGCATTTGTTTACGAGCACTTTGATGAGATGTCTGGGGTAAGCTTCTTGCCTTACAACGAACATACTTATCAGCAAGCTCCGTACCAGTGGTGCACAAAAGACGATTATAAAAAATTATCTAGAGTAATGCCAAAAAGTATTGACTGGGCAAAGCTTTCAGAGTATGAAAAAGAAGACACTACTGCAAGTAGTCAGACCTTTGCTTGTACTGGTGACGTTTGTGAAATCGTAGATATAGGAGCATAATATATGCAACCAGTTAGAAAACAATTTAATCGTGCTTTATATGAGGCTTATGATACTCAGGCTAAGGATGCTCTTACAGCATATCTTACAAAGAAAGATCATGTGCTAGTCAACACAGAAGAAAATTACCACGTTGATATAATCTCTCAAAAGCATGGGTATACCTACTTTAATGAAGCTGAAGTTAAGGTAGCTTGGGATGGTGATTGGCCTGAGCATTGGAAAGAAATTAGGATACCAGAACGTAAGCAAAGATTACTTGATAAGTATCAAGGCGAGAACGGTGTCTTAAACTTTTATGTTTTTCGTAAAGATCTTAAACAAGCTTGGCGTATTCGAGACTACCTCTTAACTAAAGAGAGTCTTAAAGAAGCTAAAGGTAGATACATCAGAAAAGGTGAATTATTCTTTCACATCCCATTTACAGATGCGGAGTTAATAATACTATGATAAATAATGACTATGATCCAGTAAGTAAACCTCAACATTATGGTCAAGGTAAAATAGAATGTATAAAATATATAGAAGACTTCTTGACAGACGAGGAGTTAATAGGGTACTATAGAGGTAATATTGCTAAGTATTTACATAGATGGCGATATAAAAATGGTGTACAAGATTTGGAGAAAGCACAATGGTATTTAAGCGCACTTACTCAACTTCAAAATCGAAAGTAGTAAAACCTTATAACAAAGGTTACAGAGATTTCTTAGATGGAAATCTAGACAATCCCTACAACAAGAACTCAAAAGAGTATAGGGATTGGGAGTTAGGTTTTAACAAAGCCTATTTTAAAAACAAGGAGCAGTGGGTTGGCAAAGACTTTACAGGAAGAGGCCAAAAAGTTTACTCAGCAAAAACGTAAACCTACAACTACTGAAGGCTTGACACCTAGAATATACCTAGCAGGTCAAGCTCTTAGTGGTTTTATTGCAAATGGTAGAAACACTTGGAGGATGCAAGAAATAAAAAAGGCATCTTATGATTGGGCAGACTACATGTTAGATGATGATACATAAAAAGAGGGGGCCGAATGGCCCCCCTTATTGTTTTAGAAGTCTTTAATCTCATTTAAGAATATGTCATCGTAGTTATCAACATACAGTTTTATTTTCTGTAGTATATTTAATGCATCGTCTTCCTTGAGAATGTCTTCTAACTCCCCCTCAACTCCCATTATCTTCATAACTTTTTTTACTCTAACTTTGTTTTTACCAGAAAGTATTCTTACAAAGTTTAACTGTGCAGGTACTGCTACCTCCATAGTTTGGATTACATTTGTTCTCACTGATTGTTTTATAGTATCTAATACACCTCTTTGTTCTTCGAGGCTCATATCATTATAATTAGGATTTGCTTGTAATGCTTCGTATGCAGCTGCTTGAAAAAAAGGTGCTGCTAGAGTATCCATAACATTCTTTACTTCAGCGGGTCCGTTCCATTTTATAGCTGCCCAATGATCTACTTCTGCTTTGTTATGCATCTGTTCTATCAACTCTGGAAAAGGCATTTCTCTTGCACCAAGCATTTGTTTAGATATATTAGGTACATACTTATTACCTCTAAGAGGTGTTGCTCTTATTGGTAAATCTTCTGAAGTACCTGTTAAGGCGTCTACATATTTCAACATTTGATTAAGAGTTTCTGGACCTTGACGTAGATCAGGCTTCATATTAGCGTCACTTAAAACCCCATATATTTGATTGATAGGATCTAAAGGTCTTGTAGCACCATTTACAAACTGAGCCATTGCTGGTTTTAAAACATTCAATGCTGCTTCAGGTATATCTTTTTCTTCTACTAATGCATCGTAGATACTTTCAGCCCATTCTTTAATACCTTTTTCAGCATCATCAAGATCTCTAAACAATTGTCCATAAAGTTGTAGCTCTAACTCTTTTACTAATTCTACAGGGACTCGTGAAGGATCAAAGTCTTTTATATCCATACTCCCATTTAAACCTCTGGCAAAAATAGCTGCGGTAGTATTAAATGTTGATAGAGGCCAATCAAAAGTTTGATCTCTAATTTCTCCACCTGGCAGTTGTTTAGCTTGCGGAGGCAGTCCAGATTCTATTTTATCGTAAGCCCCATTTTCTCCATACATAAAAGCTACTACTGTGCTATAACCTACAAGCGCTTTAGCAGTTGCTTCAGTTAAATCTTGACCTGTATTTGGATCTAGCTCTAAACCTAATGCTTTTCTTTGATAATATCTTACTGCATTTATACCACTATAATCACCAAACGTAGCTAACGTAGTATTTAAAAAACTACCAAATGGAAATACGTAACCAACAGGTGTTTGGTTTGTAGTTTCTTCTATCTTTTTAGCTAAATACCTATACCAATTATTAGTCTGACCTTCAAACTTTGACCAGTTAGTAGATGCAGTTTCTCTCATAGTTCTGTTTAGTGCTGTACCAATTACATCATTTTGAAATTTTTCGGTCGCCATTTCAGATGCAGACCAATTAGAGTTTTTCTTTGAAAAGAACTCATCAGAGGTCATACCATATTTTTTCATGATTTGTTGGTTCATATTAACACCAAATGCAAATCTTTTTGTTAGTTCATCTTGTAACCTTACGAGTGTGACTGTTTGGGCGCCTTTAGTTCCACTATCAATAATTTTCCAAGCAAGTTTTTCAACATCTTCTGCACCTTCAAACATACCATCTTTGTAAGTAATCTTATCTAAATCAAAATCAGCTAGTGCATCTCTTACACCACCATCACCTGCAATATCTCTAAATAAATCTGACTTTGCTTGTGGGTTAAGTGCTAAGATTTTATCAGCATACTCCATTGGTATATCTGGAGACAGTACATCAAAGCCACGTCTTAAACCTCCAAAAAAAGATCCGTAAGATTTGTTGTAGTATTCTTGTGCTTTTTCTGAATTACCTAAAACCTTATACATACCAGACTGACTCAACTCCATAGCAGCCATTGCAAAGTCAGTCATAGTATTTAAAGAGGTTACTGCAGCAAAACCTTTTACGTTAGCACCTGTAGTTGATAGGTGAGATGTCATAAGTCTTTTGTATAGGGATAGTGTATATCTAAATCGTCTAGGGTTTGCTACCTCATCTCCAACCTTAACACCACCTCGAATAGCATTACCTATATCAGCTCCACCTGACATTGCGTTGTGAACAGTTTGTACTATCTGGGTGTTTCTAGCACCTGTACTTACCATCATAGCATAGTGAGATTGTAAGCTTTTAGCTGTAGCTTTGTTGCCTTGAACAACGTTACCCTCTGCATCTACAAACCTTAACTTTAAACCAGTATCAGTCTCAAACTTATTTACCATCTTCCTTACAGTGCTGTCAGATAGCCAACTCAAAGTTTGAGCTTGTACAGCAGTCTCATTACCATACTTTCTAATTAAAGCAGGTAGATCATTTACCATACCATTTTCTTGTAGGACTTGTCCGTAACCTTTTACACCAGTCTCAGGATTACCTGCGAATAAATATCTAAAAAAAGAATCTGTTACTTCGTTATCACTGTAACTTTCTTTCCTTCTGTTTATTAATCCTTTTGATTTATCTAACAACTCTTGCCAAGCTAGA